TGCATTGTACAAGTATCATCGTTTTCTTGAGGGGGATGATGGTCAGACAGCTACTCAATATAAGGCTCGCTATGCCGAGACAGTTCAACAGTACTACAGTTTCCTAGCGAACCAAGTGGTAGATGGGGAAGACTCTCGGGTGATGACAAACGCAGAAATAGAGATGGAACGCTCAGACTACTACGAGGATAATGAATAATGGCTAGGCCCCGTCAAAATGCAGTAGAGGATATGCAGGCACGAGAAGTGCCTATTTCTATATTGCAATGGGGTGGTATGAACTCGGATGACCCTGCCTCTGCCATTATGATTAATGAGTATGCCGTAGCTCAAAACTTTGATTACATCTCAGACCGAATTATCCGTACCCGTATGGGAACTACAGAGCTTATGGGGAATGGCGTTACAGGGAGCGCCGCTGCCTTGTTAGGCCCGATAGTTTTCCGGCCTAATGGGGCTTCCCCACGCATTTACTTTGCTACAAACCTCGGAAAATACTACTCAGTAGATATCGCAGGGGGTACACCTACTCTAATCGGTGATTTAACGACAGGGGTGCCTGTGAGGCGCGTAAAGGCTGTTGCATTTAAAAACCGCATATGGATAGCCGATGGGTACAAAGCATGGGTGTATAATCCATCTGGCACCCCTGAGCTTGAGGAGGTTGACCTTCCATTAGAGAGTACAGCTCGGGTGGTTGATGTAAAAGTACTCTACAGCAGAGTATGGTTCTTATCAGATGAGGATGATTTTATTGCCTCAGCACCTAATAACCCTGATTCATATGCCGTGGAGGATGATGCTTGGCAGGCTACTATTGCGGAGAACGATGGTCAGAATAACTGGTCATTAGTAGCTTGGGGAAAAACATTAGTAGTTACAAAGCAAGATACTGAAACCCGTATGGCTAGTATGTATAAGCTGAGTGGTTATGACATTTCTACCTTCCGAATTGATGATATGTTTGGGGATATCTCCAACCCAACAGGGTTTATGGGGGATAGTGCTGTCGCTATTGGTAATGACGTTATTGGCCTTACATACGATGGATTTACAACGCTCAGTGCTGTAAACAACTTCAATGAGGCGTCTATCAATACTTTATCTCAAAAGGTAGACAACTATGTTCGTCGGATTAACTGGGACGCGCAACACCACATTACTGCTATCTACGATATGCAAACAAGACAGTATTTGTGTGCGGTACCCTTAGATGGTTCTCCCGTCAATAACTTTGTTTTCGTATACTCTCCGAGGTATCAGCTCTGGGCATTCTACGATAATTGGGATGTGCGTAACTTCTTTAACGTGAAGAATGTAGTGCATTTTACCACGAATGATGGCCGTATTATTCGCACCCGAGACACCCATGCTGATGAAGGTGGTGGTTTTACAAAACGACTGCTCAGTGCTAACTGGCACTTCGATTCTCCTGATGCCATTAAGTTCTTTAAATCGGTGGAAGCAGAGTTGATGGTGTATGGTGCCCATACGGTTACTGTAACACCCTACTTGGATGGTACAAGGTACTCAGAAGGTGCAGTAGGAATTACTGGTGCTGCTGGCACAAGATGGGATACATTCGTCTGGGATGTGGCATATTGGGATAGTGACCCTAACCTACTCAGAAATATCCGCCTATTACACAGAGCTAAGGCATTACAGCTTGAGTATCTTAACTCAAATGCCAATGAACCCTTTGCCTTAAAATCCGTAACAATTAGAAGTTTCGTTACTGATTCGGGAGACCCGCGTGTCCACTAAATTGCACCTAGTTCCGTATACTGTCAAAGCCTCTCAACACGCTTGGAAGGTGATATTGGATGCGTCGCATAAAATTGGTGGTTTAGATATTGGCTCCGCCTTTAATAGCACTACTAAACTACATAAGTACTGTCGTCTAGTAGTTGGTGAAGGTGGCGTTTATGCGGTTATCTTCCCAGATTACGAAAGCTTCGACGAGGGATTTTACGCTCGTATTCATGCTTGTCTCAGCCCTATAGGAGTTATGAGCAAGTATAACCAGTGTGTAATGCTTGATGAGTATGTTAGCGAGATGTTTGACGCTGGTTTTCATAAGCTAGCAATCGAAGCACCAAAGGTCGCTAGACTTTCAAGATACCTTGCAGAGAAGGTCGGCTTCCAGCTTGAAGGAATCAAGCGTGGGGAATGGCCGATGCAGAAGTCTGCTTGCGACTTGTACTATTATGGATTACTAAGAACAGACCCTAGACCTTGGAGTAATGAGCATGGGAAAGAAGAAAAGCAGCGCACCACCGAAGGCTAAGCTCCCCGGACCTTCTGCCACAGAGTTGGCTATTCAAGAGCAACAGTTAGAATTAATGAAAAAAGAATCTGCGATGTATGATGTCTACTCGCAGGAGCGTACCGCTGACCGTGGAATAGTAGCTGAGACTTTAGATAAACTCGCCTCGGGAGCTGAGATAACTCCATATGAGCGTGACCTCATAGACCGATGGAGTAGGCAGTATCAGGATATGGTAATGACGGATATTACATCCGGCGTTAATCGTGAGCAGTTTGATACAGCTCGCTCGCAAAATATTGGTGGATTGATTGAGCGTGGAGTACTTAATTCCACAACGGGACAACGGGTTATTGGTGATATTGAACGTGAGAGGTCTCGTTTAATTGCCAGTGCTGCACAAGATGCAGCTATGAATAAACTCAAGCTAGAAGCGGATTTTTATAATAATGCTCAGAATAAGTTAAACACTAAAGCTAACATTTACGCTGGTTTTGCAGGACAGGGCGGTCAGCTAGCGACTGCTGCTGCAAACAACTCAGCAGGTATTGGCAGCAATTTAGGTTCAGCTTTATCTGGCGAGCGTTATATGCGTGCCAACATTGCTAATCAAAATGCCCAAGCTCAATGGATGTGGGAGCAACAGAATCGCCGTAATGGTGGTGGTTTAGGCAGTATGATTGGGATGGGTGTTGGTATGCTTGCCGCCCCCTTTACTGGTGGCTTATCACTGGCGGGTGGCGCAGCATTAGGTGGTACGTTAGGTGGAGCCGCTGGCTCATTCTTTTAGGGGGACGATATGAAAGCCTTAGACATACTCACGAGACTAGAAAACCAAAACACCCCCCTACCAGTAGATAAAGAGGAAGATTATAAATTGTGGCAAATGCAGAATATGAGTATCTCTGATATACTCCGTGGTCTCCTTACTGACTATGACTACCAAGGAGCTTACCAGAAGGGCCTAAAACGAGATTTTAAGTCAGGTGAGCACTTTACGGATGAATTTAAAAAGTATGGGCACCCAACATTCAGTAACGAATCATGGAACCCCTTGGGGCTTCCTGCTGGGACATGGGAAAACAACGTGTATAAAAAACCGAATGGTATGCTAGACCTGAACACCCTCACAGAAAGTTTACAGTAAAGGAGACACACTATGATGAATGCACAAGATACTGGGTTTATGAGTAAGTTAAAAAATAAGTTTGCTGCCTCAGGGCTAATCCCCGGTGGCGGACAACCTACTGCAAATCCTGCTATGCCTCAAGGCGCAGCGGGTGCTGGTGGTATGGATATGAATAAAATGATGCAGATGATGCTAATGCAAGAGGCGATGCGCTCCCCCGGCAAAAATGCTGGCCCTGAGGAGTGGTTGGCTAAACTACCCATGCTACTCGGTAGTGGTATGTTGGCGGATAAGCCCAAAACCATTGACCCTAATAGTGGTAAGCCTAGTGAGATGCCCAAACAACTTCCTCCGGGAATGCAAGACCCATCATTAGAGCCAGACCCATCTTTTGCCTTAATGGGAGGTATGCCAATGGGTGGAGCTTCACTCCCTGATGATATGGTAAAACAGCAGATGATGCGTCAACTTATGGATGCTCAGATGATTCCTAACAACTTTGGCTACTAAGGAGTAGTTTTATGGTACAAGCACAAGGTTTATTTGATGGCACCGCCGGAGCCGCGTTTGCTCAAATGCTCTCTGGGGGTGGTCAGCAAACACAGAAACGGGAGAGTACTATGTTTGATACTCTTCCATCTCTGATGCAAGCGATGTCATTCGCAGACGCAAGACAGGCTCAGAGCCAAGCGGCACTGGGTCAACTTGCCTTAAAGCAACAAGAATATGATAACCAGCAAGCCGCTTATAACGCTGTTATGAACGGGGATGACCCTGTTGCACAACGTGCTGCAAACTACGCGCGTGCTGGTATTGACCCTAACGTCACTAAGGACATTTTATCAAATGTACTCAATGACCAGACTGAAACCCGCAAAGCAAATGCACTTTCAAAATGGAATGAAGAGTTGAGAGCTACTCAACTTGAAGGGATAGCCCCTGAGCAGGCGGTTCCATTAGTTATGGAGCGTATGCGAGCTGATAAGGAGATTTGGCGGGGGTTTGCAGAATCAGTCGGTAGTAGTGTGGAAGGCTTAGATAAAGCTCAAAACCAAGCGATTGAAAACTTGAAACGTGGCGAGCAGTTTGAGGCAACTGTATTCTGGCAGGGTGCTATTGATGCGATGACAGAAGAGGCTCAAAAAGGTGGTGGGCTTGCTGTTATGCTGCGTAAGCCTGAGTTTTTATTGTCCTATTTACCTAAGAAAATGGTAGATGAGGCCATACAATTTTCTACTGAAAATCCGCCACCACAAGGTATGACGCAGGAACAATGGACGCAACGTAATGTAGACATTGCACGCCGTAATTCCTTGATTATGACAAACGCACAAGGTGCAAAGGGCGCACAGCAAGGTATGGATGCTGTGAAGGCTGTGGTTGGTATTATGAATGAATCGTATCAGCCTTTATTCAATCAGCAGCAAGCTGCTACTGCACAAATGAATGCTCAAACACATCGCATTGCTGCAACCAGACCTCGTAGTGGTGGGCGTGGGTCAGACCCCGGAGAATGGACAACTAGCCTACTTCCACAGGGCAGTGGTTCTTATGACTTCAACCGGAATGGACGGATTGACAAAGGTGCTGAGCAGGCTGCTTGGAAGATTGCTATGAATAATGGTGAGATGGGGCCTAAACAGCAAACTGGCAGTACAGAAACTACTCAAGAAGTTAAGTCTGTACCTCGTCCGGGGAAAGATAGGGCTGGCAATCCAATCATTACCAGTAGCAAGCAAGTAACTAAAGGCAAAGCAGTCTCAGGCCAAGTAGGTGTTGGAGGCTCTTTAAGCCGTGTTCGTAATCGTATTCAATCAATGCGGCCAAGGTAGGATGTACAATGGTATTCAATCCAAACTTTGACTATGGTGAAAACCCTGATAATCTTCAAACCATCGGTTTGGAGTATGTTGACACGCCCGAACAGTACAACCCTGAGGACGATTGGCTCCCCTCACCCTCAGGGAAAGTGAGAAAAGCTGGCCTTAGTCCTGAGGATGAGGCTTTTTTAACAGATATTAAATCCTTAACGGATGAGGAGTTAAATGCTTTAACCGAAGAGGAAGCTGCTTATATTGAGAGTTTCCTTAATCGTGTCGAGGGTGTTGATACACCTACTCAAGAACCTATACAAGAACCTGTACAAGCTGCCAGTGTTGGGAACCCTTTGTTGCGCGCTGGTGAGGTATTCGGCAGAAGTGTAATGAGTCCATTTGAAATGTTATATGGCCTAGGTAAACAAGGTGCTGATGCTATCACAGCAGACCCAATGGGGGCTTTGGGTGAAGTACTCGGGACAGGGTATGCAGCGTTTGATATGGCGACGCCTTTCCTCGGGGAGTCAACAAGAGTAAACCCTCTTACCAGACAGGTGGAAGATACAAACAACTGGAAGAACCAGCTTGGTAAGGCCATGGGAATTAATGTCAAAGACTACCAAGATGCCTTTGGTGCAGGAACTATTGCAGCGGGTAAAAGCCTTGCTGATGGTATCGGTTCATTAGGGAGTGATATTTACAATGCAGCAGATTACATACTTACTGGAAATCGCTCCGGCTCAGCTAAACCACTTTTTAAAACTCCTGAACTACCTGCTGATGTTGGTAAATCCTTACAGCAACATCCATTAGCTGCATTAGCACCTCAATTTGCAGCCTTAGCCGTTGCATCTAAGCTGGGAGGTAAGCTAGGAAAGCCTGCAACTACTCTAAAAGCGGAAGCTTTAAAAGAGGCTGTAGCGGGTTCTGCTGTTGGTGGGGTACTTGACCCCGGCAAAGATGTAAAAGACCCCGTAGAACGGATTGCTATGCGGTCTGGTGATGCTTTATTGACAGGTGGTATAGTGGCAGGTGGCAAAGCCTTGCAGAAAATAGACTCAACCCTTAAATCAAATAAGAGTGTTCGGCAGGTGGCAGACCCTTTAGGGATACCCCGAGAGGAGGCTAAAAAGCTGCTCAATAAAAACCCAAATATGCAACCTACTCAAATTGCAAACACTTTAAAACAGGCTACACAACAACTTAAAGATTCTAAAAAAGGTGCCTTCCGCCTTAGCCCTGAGCAAACCGCACAAGCAACAACTGCTTCGGGTAAAGCTCAAAAAGGTGCGATTGCTGTTGGAACACAGCAAGAGATAACCAATGCACTTGTGTCTAGGGGTATGGAGCCTCAGAAAGCTGCTGCCCGTTATATAGAGTTTGACACCGCCCGAAAATCAACTACTCATTACAAAGCCAGAGAAGTACTCGACCGTGAGATTATGTCTGAGATGGGCGTTAATTCGGTTGAAGCACCTAAAGGTGGTGCGCGTAAAATGGCTATGGGTGGAGATGTCAACATCGAAGAAGCTCGTAAAGCTGCCAGAAAACAAGCCATTAAAAAGATTAGTGATGTCACTGGACTACCACCTAAGGAGGCGATTAAGTTCTCTCAAAAGTTGACACCACCTACGGAGTTTACAGGAACCTCCGAGACATTAACGCCTCGCCAAGCAGCACAAGCTAAGCTAGGATTATTACCAGAGGGTAATTTAGCCAGAACTACTCAATCCGCAGGTCGTATCTTTGATGAGGTAAAGGCCCGTGTTCCTGTGGCCCAGAAGAAAATTGGAGATGCTCGTCAGTTCCTTAACGACACAGAAATCCAGCTAAGTGCTGGATTAGCAGGTTTGTCTGAGAAAAATCCACTCCTGAAATGGCCTGTCGTTCGGGAAGCGACCAAGGACTACACCAGACTAAAAGGTGCATTAACAGCAGAAAATGTTGTTGAGGATGGTCGTCTTGCAGATGCTATGAAAGGTGATTACTCAAGACTTACTACTGAGGAAGCAAGAGTAGTTGTACCTGTGGCTAAAAAGTTAGTTGAGTTTAACGAAAATGTACTCATACCCCAGATTCGCAAGATATACGGTATGAATGATTTAGAGAATCTCACTCTTGAGGATTTTGCTACCGGACTTGTTGGTAAAGTTGAGGATGCTGAGATAGAAACAAAAGCTAATAAGTACTTTGACCAATACCAAAAAGGCAAGCTAACTGAGGAAGAGTTAATTGACCTCGGGGCGTATGTAAAGCTAGACCCTTATCACATTTCAAATGTGCAGAATGGTGAGATGGTGCATAAGGTTAATGTTACCAGAGCTAAGAAGTATATGACCAAGGATGAATTAAACAGCCTTGGTGAGAAGTATAGTGTCGGGGTTGAGGGTAAAGACCCAATCCTGTTATTTGGCTATTATGACAGTCAAGTTGATTTAGTAAACCATCTTGAGAAAAATACCCGATATCGTACAGAGTACCCGTGGCTGTTCGAGAAAGGGAAGGTTCGCACTGACTTAATCACCAGTGAAGTCAACAACATGAAAGTTGTTTCAGACTTAGAGTACTCAGCACGTCTCGATAAATCTCAACTACAACGGTTGCGCGAGCGTAAGCCTCAGTTTGTTCAAGAGCTAGTTGCACAGGGTGCTGGCACTGCTAAGGAATTAAATATCTTATTGGATGACATGATTCGCCAAAACAATGTTAAAGACCCAAATGCTCCTTATCGTCGTTTTGTCGGGTCTTTACAAACTTCCGAGGGTAAACTACTCACCCAGAATGTAAACCCATTCAAGACAATGTACTCACAGGCTGTTGCACTTGCAAAGCGCACTGAGCTAGAGCCTGTCGTCAATAAGCTGATTACCGAGCGTCAAAAATTAGAAGAGAAACTTGCTAACCGGAGCCAATTTAAAACGCCTCAGGAGTACTCATTAACACAGGCCGAGGTACACTGGTATAAGGATTTGGAAGCTCAGTATCGTGGCCAGCCTTCACAGATTGACATTGCTTTGAATGATGCAATGGATGCTGGTTTCGCTGCGTTACCTGAACCCCTTAAAAAATACATATCACCTAAATACAGTCGTACTGCTGCTGACTACTTTCTTGCGGCAGAAAGTTTGATGCGGCTTGGAGGAAACTTCTCTGCGTCTTTATTTAACGTCGCAGAAGCCATCCGTAACGGATTGCCAGAACTCTCTCCCAAAGGTTACTTACGACTTGCGGACAATCTTGGATTAATTCCATTTAAAGATGGTAAGTTTAGACCACCTACTCAAGCAATAGTAGATACTATTAATGATATGAAACGCCACCCAGCAGCAGAGATGCTACTGACAGGTAGGCAAACGGATGCTGGATTGAACTCAACCTTCGGAACTTCACAACGGATGTTTGGGTCATACACCATTGGTGGAATCCGCGATGGTTTAATGTTGCCATTTGAAGCAGGAACTACACTGGGGAAGGCTTTATCCTACAACATCTTTAAAGCTACTGGTGAAGATTTAGGCTTAACAGGAAAAGCCCTAGATGACTACATCATTACTCAGATGGCTCACACTGGCTCTATGCCTGAGATGTCTAAACTACCACTTACATCTCGCAGTAAGGTAGCCTCAATCGCACTGCTATTTAAAAATTACTTGATAAGATTAGCAGATAATGAATGGCATTATATGGAGCAGGCTCTTGGGCCAAATGCTACCTATGACGATATTTATAAATCTGTTATGTTCTCTGTGGCTCCTGTAATGATGGTGGGCGTTCAAACTTCGCCTACGTTAATGCTGGCTAGCTCATTAGTAAACTCAGCCATGGGGATTACCCAAGGTGGCCAAGATAGAGCAAGCTGGGAAGATGTTGACAGGGCTAAGGGTGGCTTAGCAACATCTGGTCTTGTAGGAACTACTACCGGATTAAACACTAAAGCATTCAGAGCCGATTTGGGCAGTCTATTAGACGTGGGCGGGTCACTCCCTGTAACAGAGTATGAGAACGCTCTCAAGTTTGCTAATGACTTGTTTGAGGCGCAGCGTATTCGTACCAAGGCGCAGGAAGGTATGGTTGTTGATGGGCAACCTATCGACACGGTAGCTGCTGGCAATCAGATGGCCGCTGACGCTCTCATAAACTATGGCCGCAGTTTATCTACTCTGGGGAACCGCGCAGCAAACAGTGTTGATGTAGTGGCTACTGGGGGACAAGTAAGAGACCGCCAAGGAAACATTATTGAGACAGTTCCAGAGAAAGATATTCCCATTACTGCTGCTGAGGAGTTAATCGGGCTTCGTAGTAAAGAACGTGAGCAGGCTCAGGCTACTTTTAATGTACTCAAAAAAGAGCAAGGTGCTATAGAAAAATTAGAACGCTCAACCAAATCTAAACTACAGCAGTGGGCTAATAAGGAAGACCCATTCTCCCCCGAGAATCTCAACACTTACTACACACTGCAAAGTTCTTATGCCACCCAGACAGGTGATTATCTCTCTGCGGATAAACTTAGCGAGTGGCTCGGGAAGAGTAGAACAAAGATTCAATCGTTGTGGGATAGTTTGTCACCAACTGAACAATATAGTATGCTACAAAATGACCGCATAAAACCATTATTGGATGCTTACGGGTTATCTCCCGTAGAGGAACAAGGAGTAGATAATGCCACGCTTTAATTTTCCAGTAGGCGGTGGGACGCTAGCCGCTAACGAACAGTCTAGCTCCACCAAAGAGAACACTCAGGATAACTATATCCTTCAATCCCTTAATGATTTGAATGAGGATAAACAACGCCTTGAGGGCCTTATCGGCGTTACGCCTGACGCAGAAACAGACGTAGCCACTATAAACTACACAAGTAATAACATTATCCAAGACAATAAAAGCCTTAAGGAAAACCTTGAGGCTATTGATGCTGCGGCACTAACGACTGGTGATGTAGTGAGTACCTCCCCAAACAATTTGGTGGGCACCATAAGTATTGCCAATGGTAGCTTGACTTTCACGGTGGATACGGGCACCGACGTTGTTACTTTTTCCGGCTCGCACGGTTTTACTACAGCTCAAGCAATTCGGCTTGAGTCAACAACTACCTTGCCCGGAGGTATCTCTGCCGCTGTAACCTACTATGTAGGAAACCTAACCTCAACTACTTGTAAATTGTACACTACGGCTGCTGCGGCTACTGCCGGTACTACGGGGGCTGTGGATATTACTTCTTCTGGTACAGGTACTCACAGTATTAATGGGACATTCGTCGCGGGAAGTGGTACAAGCTTTTCAACCGTATTAGCCTCTGGTGATTACATCTACATTAATGGTGCTACGATAAAAACCTATAGAGTATCCACAGTAGAAAGTGATACGGCATTATTGCTCTATACTGAAACTACTCAAACGCTTCAAGGTCAAACAGTTAAGCGGCTGGATAGTATTGATGTACCACTCATATTTGAGGTGCCTCCATATTTGTTAGCAGACGGGACTGAAAATGAACACCCCATTCGTCTATCCCAGTTAAACTCAAGTATTGGTTCTGCGATTAAACGTCTTATTACCGGCCCTGTTCCCTATTACAACGATGCTGCTTCATTGATACTTCCGGCTGGTTTTGCAGCGTATGACAGCACTGGTGTAACTCTAATGACTATCGCAAGCAACCAAACAGTTTCGCTTGCAACCAGTGGGGCTAATGGGTTAGATACAGGTGCCGAAGCCAGCAATACTTGGTATTATGTCTATCTAATTGGTGATAGTACGGGGGTAAATACTCCAAAAGGTTTGCTATCAGTTACAAACGAAGCTGTAACAGGTTCGGTGACTCTTCCGTCTGGCTATAACCGTAAAAGACAGCTACCACTTGCAATACGCAATGATGGGAGTAGTAACCAGATACGATGGATAATGGTTGGGCGCGATAATAATTCACCATTAATCTTGTACCAAACGGCAATGTCCGTACATGCAGGGGGTGCAACTACCGCTGGAACTACTAATGTGCTTGCGGCTGGAACAAGTGGTACTTTTGCGAATATTAGCTGCACCAGCTTTATCCCACCTATTAGCCGTGTGGGCGTGTTTCAAGCCTTAGCCACTTTTGCAAACGCCTGCTATACAGGATTAAGAACGGATGCAAATCTTCCTGAGTATATGGGAGGTGGCCCTGCTGGTGCAGCTACTTGGCACATTATCCCAACTACATCAGGACAGGTTATTGATTACAAACGAGCCGCAGGCACAGGATCAGTAAGTGTTGATGTTGTTGGTTTTTACGTCACGGAGGTCAATTAATATGACATTGCAAATGTACCTTAGTAGACATGATGGAACTTGGTCAGACCTTGGTTTTTACCCTGAAACACCACCTACTCGTGAAGATGGGGTCTGGGTTCAGGGAGTCCCGCCAGAGGGGAAATCACCTTATGAACCAATAGACCTCCTCAAGACCCTTTCTAAAATGGTTGAGCAGATTCCAACACGCATTATTCGAGCGTATGGAGTAGATGTAAACTCGGCCAATATGTATCTCAATGCGGGGAACGCCAAAGGTGCTATTGAGTTTATTGGTTACATCTGGGAAGACGCACAAGCATCAGGAAATCCTGAGCATATTGATGCGATTAAACCAATCATTGAGTTTCTTGTTAGTCTGGGCGTATTGAAGGGGTAAGCCATGGCCTTAATAGTTAATGATGCACAACTCTATACAGCAGGTGCTTCAATCCTTGGGGTCATTGTTTGGTTCTCCCGAGACTACTATCAGCGTCTACAAAGATGTGAATCGTCCCACCAACAGGCCCAAGCAGCTAATTCTGATTTGAGTTCAAAGGTGGCAACCCTAGAGGGCGAAGTAAACATACTCAAGATGATAGCAGGTCAAGACCTTGCAAATAACGTCGCAAAGAAGGTAATAGAGGCAATACAGGAGCATCACCACCATGAGAACTAGAAACTTTACCCTTGCAGAAATAGCGCACAGGCCATTACCAAAAGATTTAGAGCCTATTGGTTTAGTCCTACTTGGCTATGCCCAATGTATGAGAGACGCAGCGTGCGCTCGATTCTCACGAAACATTGCCATAGATACTACCAGTGGCTATCGTGATAGGGCCTACAATCGGACAGTTTCTACAGCTACAAACCCAGACAATAGCAATCACATCTGGCGATACATTAATGGAGTTCCTGTAGCAGCATGGGATTTCTACCCTATCGGCTTCAATATTATCACCTTTTGGGATTGGTTTAAAAACAATTCCACGGGTGAGAGGTACCTAAACATCCCCAGAAACTTCATTCACTGGGCACCCAATGCCCCTGATAAGTCCCCTTGGGTAGTAAGGTAGGTTTTTATGGATATGGCCCTTCTTGAAGATTGTGGACAGTTCTCCACATGCTTTGTATCTGAGCTGCCCCATAATATGTATAAAACTACTCACGATTTATACTACATCTGGGCAGCAGAAGGTTACATTCGGAGGATAAAAGTACCTAAAGGGTTTCCTTTTGATGGGGCCTCTATACCGGAGATGGGCACCTTTATCACATGGGTATTGCCATGGTTTGAAACTATTTATCCAATGGGAGCGCACTGGAAAGCTACTGCATTCCATGATTTTATTTGGCTATACAAGGGTAGAATCCCATTAGGAACCTATGAAGTACTCATTAATAACGAGTGGGTTGAAATTGAGCAAGTTCCTGAGTTGGCCTGTAAAATTGTTCAAGGGCAGGTATTCACCTTTGAGAGCAGTAATCGTCTCTTCGGGCGTATGTTACGAGACCTTAACTACCCGCAAAAAGAACGTCGAACAATGGTCTGGGCAGTTGGAACCTTTATTGGACGTAGGAATTGGAACAAAGGCATTGTGCCAGATGATGCACGCCCTATTGCAGCGTGAGATAAAGTATGCTAGCTTCAAATCTGGGTTATACCGTAACCTAAACCAATCGTTTTCTGCCTCACCAGCACACGGGTGGGGCTTCTTTTTTGCAATAAAAAACCGCCTAAGGGGCTAGGCGGATGAGGAATGGTTTTGATAGGAGTGAGTTCCGTTCACTCAGTATACTCTACTACAGTTTAAGGTCAAGTTTCAACTGTAAGTACTCTCTACGGCTTTGTGCCAGTTCTCCACTCGGAGACATCTTTGTAGGGTTCGGGAACAAACTCAACTGGTATTCCCTCATTGATGAAAGTTCGACATGTTCTGTACCCACTGGCATCGTTATCGGGGACGTAGACAACGGAGCATAAAGCGCGAAGGCGGTCGAGTTTACTCTTAGCCGATTCTTTCGAGAGGAGCGCAACGCTTTGGTATCCAGCGTCCCATAAGCACGCTGCGTCAATGATTCCCTCGGTAACATACACTGTTCGGGTGGTATCGACATTATCAAAACCCCATAGGATTCGGCTAACATCCATTCCGGCTGAGATATGGTATCTCGGTTGGGAAGGGTCAAGATTCCGCCGTACTGAACCTTGAAATAAACCGTCTAAATAAACGGGCATCACCGCAGCAGGCGCACCCAAATCCATACAGAAACCAAACGCATAACAAGTTTTATCGGAAATCCCACGCTGGCGAAAGTAGCCGTATTCCCGTGGGAGGCCCACCGTATCATCCCGTTTGTAAACTGTCAAGGGGCCTAGATTACTAACCTTGGTAGGTAGGAATCTCTCCTCGGGGAGCAGGAGGTGATGACCACCTACTTTTTTGAGTAGTTTATTAATTGGGCCAGTCTCTCCACACCCATGACACTTAAACCACCATGCGTTATGCACCCTCTCATCATAGTAGATAAACATAGAGGGCGTTCTCTCAAAATGATATGGGCAGCACGCTTTTAACCCCTCCCGATAAGAGCGCACCCCTGCTAGGGTTGAGGTCAGGTAATTATTAATCTCGGTGAGTAGTTTCAATTCGCATACTCCTCATCGTGGTCGATGTGTTGAGTAGGTTGTGCAGGGCTTTCTTGACTGCGCCCCATCTCCTGAATCAAACCATTCTCAAAGTGCCAGTAGTAGTCTATGGAAAACTTTGCTTCTCGGTCACGCAGTTTAGGGACTGTAATACGCCGAATGTAGCCACCGCTAGCATCTTTCTCCTCTCGGGGGCAGGAGAACATTGCTAAGTCACAATCTTGCATAGGCCCGTAACCCATACCAATCTCATGCTTCTCCCCTTTCTTACCATCCCTATTAGACTGATGCAGTACCACCATTGGAATATTATTCTGTTGTATAAAGTACTGCACAGATTTTGAGGTATAGTGAATATGCTCATATAACTGCTTATTTGATTTTGCCGCAGCTTGGTTATTCACAAAGTGAGAGAGCTGGTCTAGAAAAATAATATCAGGTTTATACTTATTCGTGAGCTGTAAAAGACCTGCTGTACTGCGGGTTTCCATATTATCCACGAATAGTATTTCACCACCAGCTTTCTTAATCTGTGATATAAACTTACGCGCTCTTCCAATATCACCCGGCTCAATCACACGGTCAAAAATATGAACATAGTTGAAGTTACCGCCCAAGCTCATTGTCTTGACTAGCCGCTTATCTTGAGGGTCTTCAAGTGTGATAAAAAGTACTCGCTTTCCTTGCAATGCAATGTTTTTTGCAAGTGCGGATGCAAAGGTAGATTTACCATCATTAGTATTTGCAAAGAGTAAAATGTAATCCTTAGAATACACACCACCAGTGCATTTATCCAGCACTTCAAATCCAAAATTGCAAACTCGACTACCTTCAGATTTTAGAAACTTATTAACAACTTTCATCCCTTTTGTTAATCTCAAGGCGGCTGATTGTTCAGACACCATAAGGTTATCGAACAATTCTTGCATAGGATTTATTAATTCACCGACAGTGTAATCCTTGGCGTTATCAATTAAAATCTCATTCAATTTCAACTGTGTATTCTGTACTAATGTTGCACAATACTGTCGTTGTAACTCATCCCGAATAGCCTTTAGAGGCCATCCATTTTGCCACACCTTAGACTTCTCAAGTTTAAACTTTTCAATCACACGTTGAGTAGTTGGGTAATCACCATATTTTGTCTGATGATTATCAATAAAATCAAGTATAGGTTTTACGGATTCGTGTAGAAACTTTCTAGCGTGCTTCGCCTGAGACCTTGTTTTGCACATTTTTAAGCAGTAGAAAATACTCAATTCTTTGTGACGCATTAGTAGTCGCCTCCAACATAAAACTCAATCACTGGTGTTTTCTCTTCTGGAACGTAGAGTAGTTCACTAGCCGTCATTATCATTGGGAAGCGAGAGGAAAAATAACCCTCATCTGCCTTAGCAATTAATGACTTCAACTGATTATACTCAGGCTCCTCTGTTAGCTCGCTGAGCTTAACAAACATAAAGTTCCTACCCCAGACATCTTGTACGAACTCTTTGGCAGTGATGTTCCGCCAGTTATAGCCATCTTGGATTTTGTAGGGGTAAGAGATGATTCCACCGTTAGGTAAGCTGGTTGGGATAATAGATGCGCCAGCCTCCCTGAGTAGATTATAGGTAGACTGCAATAAACGCTCTTTAACCAAGCAGTGACTTGCATTAAGGATTATTGTATGTGGCACTACAGTTGTGACTCTACCATAGTAGGTAAGATGATTATTGAGTAGCCAATTTGCCACGATTACTGAGTACATCTTACACTCGCTCGGGAAGTGTGGAATCCCAGAAGGCCAACTTTTAATAGAAGCATTCAGAGACCAGTATACAGCCTCAGCGTAGTACACCCAATCCTCCAAAGCAGTACGTCTCTTACATGCCTTCCGATAGGTCTGCCAATCCCAATCGGCTGCCTCATGTTGTTTGCGTAACGAGGACATTGTACGGCTAACAGAGAGTAACTCTACCATAGAGGCAACTTTGTTAAGTGCCTGCTTCACACGCTCTGACATCTTGCATCTGCTCAGAGCGTCCTTCGGACGCGCGTTTGCAAATCCCCCAATAAAACCGTTTGAACTCATATAGGTGTCTCCTATCAATCGCATACACTAAACACTGTGTTTTAAAGATTCTTGCCCTTGCCCTAGCTTTAACCTTAGGACTTATCTTTTTGAGTACTCCAAATGTTACAAGATTCCTAAGAAGGGTTTTAAGAGTTTTATCACATATTGAGTAGTTTTCAAACTGAAAATCCCTAAGTTTGAATGAAACATACTCATCATTTGAACTACTCAGGTATGCTAAAACTACTCGATAATGAAATAATTGGTCTTTTCTGACCCTAAAACTACTCGAACCACGCCTTAATCTACTCATAAACCGTCCTTACCAATCAACTACTCAAGAAACTACTCAATAGCAAAAACTACTCAAAAAATCGAAAGGGGCGTATATCCGCACTGCGTCTCAATACTACACATCCGTTACCTACGAACCTTATATAATACTATATTAATACTTTAACTAACTTAAAAAGTAAATAGTTAATAACTTAAATATTAAATATATATATTATACGGCGTCGTAGGTAATGAAATTGAAGAATTATAATTTTCTTGGGCGTAGAGCAATTTTTATATACTCCGTAGTACTTTTAGTAGTGTTGACAGGCTTGAAAAATGGGTGGTAGGCTATGACCCAGATTGGAGATAGGAACTCGGTATGTCGAAGAAACCCAAGCCCAAACAGCCAAAAACACTTTCCGTCGTCGATAAACTCAAACGACGGGCAGAGAAGTTGGGTGTTACGATGAACTTAGCCTCTGAGATTGATGCCAAATCTGAGTATGTTTCCACTGGTAGCTTACTCCTCAACGAAGCAATCGGCGCTCCGGGCTACCCTTGTGGGAAAATAATTGAAATTGTTGGCCCTGAATCCAGTGGTAAAAGCCTTTTAACCCTTATTGCAGAGGCAGTTGTTACTCAGCAAAAGAAATATTGTTTACACCTTGACCTAGAACGCAATCACGATAAGGTAGACTTCCAAGTCTGGCGTAAAAAGCTAGGGGTAGATTTGAAGTTTGTGATACAGCCTGAGTTTACTACCGCTGAAAAGTTAATGCAGTCCTCGCTAGAAACGGTTAAACTACTCGGGGATGAACTGAAACTTATTGTTGTAGACTCTGTTTCAGCTTTTGTACCAGCAGTTGTGGATGAGAAGGAAGTTGGGAAAAACACGGTGGCAGTTGAGGCGAAGCTACTTCACAGGTGGTTTGATAAGTTGAGGGTTGATAATAACCATGCGGCAGTTCTTTGCATTAACCAACTTACTAGCAATATCAGTGGTTATGGCAATCCCGTCACTAAAGGAGGCGGTTGGGCGATGCGTTTTGACCCGCATCTTTCTCTTAAGGTAAGTGGAGACCCTGTTTATAACGCGGATAGTGATGAGTCTGGTACGATTGGGCTGGATATGACGGTTACGGTGGCTAAAAATAAAATCGGTGCCCCGAAGCGTGTTTGTCACCCAAGATTCCGTTTAGCCCTTGGTGGCTTCGATTTGGTTCACGAAGTAGTTGAAATGTCCGTTCGGAAGGGAGTTATCCGTAAAAACCCACCCTATTATTACATTGGCGATGAGTCTTTTCAAGGACACGAAAGGGTTGTAAACCGCATTTCGGAAGACTCTAAACTACTCAGAAAGTTAATTACTAAGTTAGGTTATGACCCAGTACAGTTAGGAGCGGTATAATGTCCAAGTTACAGTTAGCTTACAAGCAAATCTACCAGCAAGGTATGCAGGTAGTCTTCAATCACAAGTATCACCCATTAAAAGGTCTTGTCGGGACAGTGTTAGGGGTTACTCACTACCGAGTTAAAATAGCCTTAGCCCCGAATGGAGTAGATAGCGATGTCATTATCCTCACAAAACCAAAATACCTCGATGTGTATCATCAGCCCAAAGGGAGTAGTGATGCGGATAATGGGTCGCAACCTAATGAATCACTCGGAGTGGCAGCGGATTCAAAAGAAACTACTCGAAACTTGCCCACAACTCCGCAAGGAAATCCTATCCAGCCGATTATCCCAGTCTCAGGAAAAGGCTCTAATCCCAAAACTTATCAGGGCCTTACAGACGATGAATCTCTTGCTGTAGCGTCAGTGCTTAGACTGAATGCCAAAGAAGCTATCGCTTACATTCCTGCGATGGGGTTCCCTGCGAAAGTACTCAGTACGGTGTATCGGGAGACAGGTTACAAAACTGTTCGTAAGTTTCTTGAGGTGGAGTATGGAGTCAAATGATAAGTTCGGAGAAGCATGGGAGAAAACTCTCAAAAAATACTATGGAGTTGAACTTGTCCCCAACTCGGGGGCAGGTCGAAAAAAGGGAGATGCCACCATTGGAACATTCCTTATTGACGCAAAAGCGACGCGAGCTAAACAGTACACAATCAGAAAGGAGGACTTCAACAACATATCATGCTACGCAGACCGGATTGGAAGAACGGGTGTACTGTGCCTCAACATTTCAGGTCTTGAACTCTTGGTTTTACCCTTGGGGTACCTTCCGTGGATAGCGGAGATGGAACAAAAATAGTTGGTTTAGTTACGAAACTACTCAATAGGAGATAACATATGTCATACGAACAAACTACTCATTACAAAAATACGATGGGGAGTATGCCTAATGATGGTGACCCCAATGAATTGGATTATTTATGCCGGAACCCTTATGCACCACAACCAATAAATATGGAATATGAGCGGTTAAAGATGGTGCAGAATCGCGTGTATGCCGATTTACTACTCAAAATATGTGTGATTATTGCCTTGGTTGTTCTAGCCTGTTATACTATCTCAGTGATTGGTGCCCAGTAATGGAACGGATTAGAGCTTCTAAAACATTTCACCAAATGGAATCCATACAGGTTGAAGATGACGGTATATTTTATGAGTCTTCTTTTGTGATAAACAGTAAGAAGCAACCACCAAGGTTTGTGCTGATGTACATTAAAAATCGAAAGGTACATCGGGTAGACCTTGACCCTAAACAGTTTAGAAAGTTAGTGTTGCGCTTGGAGAAGGATAATGTTACCAACCATTGAACAAGAGGCAGACATGTCTCTCAAGTCACTTATTCGTAATGGAAGACTCATGCAGAGTATTTTAGATTCTTCTCTAATTCACAACAATGAGGAGCGGACTTGGGATGGGTATATTCATCCATCCCACCTCGACTGGTCAAAGCCTGTTGATAAACAGTTTAACGACCATGTAACCAAAGGGAGCTTCCGATTCCCTGTAGAAGCCTTACGTCGTTTTGAATTAGGGAATCTAATCCATGACCGAATCCAGATGCTAGTTGAGCAGCAGCTAGAGGGCTGGCGTGAGGTGCGCTTTAATCCCGAAGACCTAATGTTTCATGGGACAGCAGATTTCATAGCCTCACATTCGATTCTAGGGGGCATACTGTTCGAGTTTAAAAGTTTTAGTGAGCTACAACGCGATGCCTCGTTTGGGTCTCGAATGAAAATGAAGTTTGAGAATCAGCTAAAATTACACGTCGGGCAAAAGGAAAGAACCTATAAATCCAAAGTGACAGCCAAAGAAGAAACCCTAAAGCATATTGATAAGTACCACCTCTTTACAGATAGAGAGTTGGAGGAATCTTACGAGCGTTTGATGACCTACAAAAAAGTTTATAAAAAACCAGACGAATCTCATCTTACTCAAGCATTTACTTATGCGTGGATTGCACGTCGTTTGGGGGTTGGTAAAGTACAGCGTTTTGATAACGTAGGTAATGCGGTATACAGTAAAAAAGGTAAAGAGATTTGGGATGAGGTTGAACTACCGAAGATTAAGTGGGTGTGTGTTTGCTACATCGGCAAAAATACTATGGAAACCCAAGAGTTCTGGTACAAAGTAAAGGACAATAAAGACCTACTCAAAAAAGCGATTAAGAACTACAAAGGTGTTCTTGAACTTGTTAAGGGCTATCACAATGTTAAATCTCGCTAGTATTTTAGGTGAAGGTTTAAGGATTGAACAGGATGCGGAAGCTATTTTTAAAGGCGTTGTTAAAGAGTTCGCGACTCGCTACCGTGGCAATGTTGGGTCTCCTAAGCCTAAGCATAAGTTTGTACTACTCAACCCAGAAAAGATTGATAAGACTGACGTATTGCGACGGATGGCGGAATACAGCTCATGGTCAAGCTATTATAATGCTTGTGCAACTCGCTATCGAACTATTATGGAGTACCTCGAAAACTTGCACGAGTCCCTTACGAAGTCTTATATCGTTAATAGCGTGGTCGAGAAGTCAGATAGAAAACGAGAGTGTGCTGCAAAAGCAAAATATGCTCCCATACTCAGGGCTTCACAACTCGCCAAAGCTAAGTTCCAACATTACATCGGGAGGCAGGAGTTAGCATCCCAGCAGTACACCTTGTGCAGTCGAATTATCACCTACCAAGGTGATGCAATGAGAGTAGGTTAAAATGGTTTATACTTGTGCATTAACTTTAGAGGAGCTAGATATGCCAAACCACCCAGCAAGCCCCAGCTTATTGAAGCCAACCATTCAGGAGTTAAATAGAACTCAGGATGAGATACTTAAAAAACACGAAGCAGAAGCCCATGCTGACGCTCAGCGATTCATGGGACAAATCCCACGGCTGACTTATAATCAGAAAGTACTCAATGAGCTTATAGCTGTTCACGGTATTGGGCCTGTGGAAGCTTGGCTAAAACAACTTAGCCAAGAGGCACCGATTCAAAGTAATGCTAAACAGTACGATACCCAGTCGATACTTGTGCTAGCTAATCAATTTTTCCAAGACTGCCTAGCTATTTTAAAACGCAAAAATGCAGATTATAATAAAAGCACTGATGCGTTGTCTGGGTTTCGCCGCTTTGGTATCCGTGGCATTCTCGTTCGGATGGAAGATAAACTTGGTAGGATTGAGAATCTACTCGATAAACCACCACAAGTTACAGATGAATCTATTGATGATACCTTGTTAGATGTGGCTAATTACGCCTTTCTAGCGTATGCGTGTCGGAAAGCGGGGATACTCAAATGATACAAAATCCAAACCCGAAGGGGGATGCCTTTTTAGTTTTAATGATTATGATTGAGCTAGAAGGTAAGCAGACACTTGATAGAAATTGGGTTCTTGACAGAATATCGGAAGTTAATCTAGCTAAGGAACCCTATAAACTACTCAAGGGAGAAGCATATACCCGCTTCCTGACACTAAAAGAGAAACCTCGTTACCAAAAAACAGAAGATTAGGAGATACTCAAATGGCATTATTACGAATAGATGACTACGATAAACAAGAGAGTGGTGCTGGTGGAGTACGCTCTCTACTATATAACTTAAACATAGGTGGCGACCATGGTTCTAAGTTTGTACAGCGCGAAGATGAAAAGGGCCAACTGCGTAAAATGTTTTACGAAGAGGGTTGGTTTTTATCTAAGGCAAGCCAAGCCATTTTAATTTCTGCCCATTACAAACGCGCTGAAAATAAAACTGCTTATCTTTGCGCCCGGAGTTTTGTAGATAATGAACGTACTCATTGCCCGATGTGTGAAGAGCAGTATGAGAATAAAAAAGAGAGTGTGTATGCTGCACGCGCTCAGTACCTACATATTCCATTCCTTGCAACACGTCGTCAAAGCGAACCGCAACTCTCGGGAAAGTATAAAATACTTCCCATCTACATGTTCCGAATGACGGTAACAAATTATCGTGAGGAGTTTAAAGCCAACTTACAGCGGTTTTTAGAGGCAGATTCACAATCTCGCATTCATAAATCTCCATACCGAATCTATGCACCTGTTCGGAAAGAGGGTGAGGTACAGAAATATTATTTTGAGCCTCGCAAAGAAAAGCCAAAGCATGAGATAACCGTAGACCACCCACTGATTGATGATTGGCTCGACCCAAAGACTGGAAAGTGGCTATGGGATAAAGACTACTCAGAAATCATTAGTGCTTTAACCATCATGCGTTATGCACGTTATGTAAATCCGAAGTCTGGTGAGCCTTATAGCTACTCAGGGGAGTATGATGCGGCTCTTGAGATTTATAATAATTATAAGGAGTTGTTTGGAGAGCCAAGAATCCCTCTTACAGACGAAGAGTTAGCTAAGTATAGTTCGGATGACGATGAAGATGACGACGATTAGATACTGCAAAACACATGACCATGCGAAGAGGGCTTTACGCCCTCTTCGTTCGATGTTAGAGGATAAGAAAAATACCTATCGGGTTGGAGTGGATATAGAAACATTCACTGTGACAGGTGAGAATGCTGTGGATGTATTTAAATCAAACATCCGTACCATTCAGCTATACTGGGGTGATGAGGTTATTGTTATTGACGGACTCTATGTTGAATTAAAACGCTTGAAAGTACTCAAAAACTTTCTTGAAGCAAAAAACATAATGAAGATAGGCCATAACTTAAAGTTTGAGTGGAAGTTTTTTAAACGGCATCTTAAATGCGAGATGAATCGCATGTGGGATACTATGCTGGCTGAACAGATACGTCTGAATGGGATTCGCAGCTTCGGGTTTGGCCTTAAGGATTTAATGGAAGACCACTTTCAAATTACTTTAGACAAAACAATTCGTAAGGAGGACTGGTCTGTCCCAGAGCTAAGCCCTGAACAAATTAAGTATGGTGCTGGTGATGTTGTTGATTTATTACGCTTACAAGCTAAGCAGCAAAAATTAATGACATACCGTGATATTGATGTGGCTAAGGTTGAGTTTGACTGCTTGCCAATCCTTGCTCAGATGGAGATGACAGGGGTTAAAATAAATGAAGCGCAGATTAAAATTATTAAGCAAAAATACGAAGATAAAATTGCAGAACTACTCACTACATTACAGGAAGGATTGCCATGGGTGCCTGTACCAAAATCTACAATGTCTAAGAAGATAGCAAAGCTACAGTACCCAGAGGGTGTGAAACCCGTAGGGGCTGGTATTGGTAATGATAGATTTGTTCGGGATGCAAAGAATGATATTAAGCGTGCATTAGAACAACTTAATGTAGAGATTCCAAAAGTCTATGATAAAAAGACCAAGAAGTATCGCCCATCTTTAACAATGGATACTGTAGATAGCTTACAGCATGAGCTTGCGCCCGTGATGAAGGAGTACTTTGAGCAAGTATCTATCTACAATAAATATCTAACGAAGATGGAAAGTTGGGTAAACAGTGTAACTAACCGTGTTCACTGTGACATTCGGCAGCTATTAGTCACAGGTCGAATTGCAAAGAGTGAACCTCCACTACAACAAATGCCCCGTGAGTCATGGTTTCGTAGTTTATTTGTAGTGGATTCTGGGCGAGCTTTAATCAAAGCAGACTACTCACAATTAGAGTTACGATTAACAGCAGAGGTATCTCAAGATAATGGTTTAATCTCGGAGTATGCAAAAGGATTAGCTGCTGATGTACACACTAAAACAGCTATTCAGATTTTTTGTAATGGGGATAAAAAGACATGGATGAAGCTAACCCCTGAGAAGAAAAAAGAATACCGTTATGGTGCTAAGGCTGTGAACTTCGGAACTATCTATGGGCAAGGCGCAGCAGGCTTGAAGCAATATTTAGTAGGTTATGGGCTGTACTGGGAGGTTGAGGAATGTCAGGATGCTATCAACTCTTGGTTTATGCTTTATCGGAATGTTCGTAAGTACCATACTCGAATCAAAGAGATGGTGCTGCGCTCTTATCGAATTAAAAAAACAGGTTATGGGGAGGATGCAACCTACTCAGCAGTCTGTAGGGCTGCGGTTGGAGATGCTTTTGCGTTACATACTCTCGGCGGGCGTAAGAGACTTTGGGACTACCAAGAGATGCTGCGTAAGAAGCAAGTAGGTGTGAACTACAACTGGAAGACAAATGATCCATACCTTTACTGCATTGCCACCGAGATGTACAATCTCCCTATTCAGGGTACCGCTGCGGATGGTATGAAGCTGGCAATGGTACGACTGGCACCATTACTCAAAAAGTATGAGGCTAAGATACTTTTACAGGTACACGATGAGCTGGTGGTTGACGCCCCCAAACAACACGCAAAGCGGGTTGGTCAGCTTATTCGTAAGGTGATGGAGCAAGAAATGCAGAAACTTGTACGCTCAGTCCCTATCTATGTAGATGTTTCAATCGGGAAGGACTGGGGAGACACTAAAGAGTTACCACGTCGGAAAGGTGATATTGGCTACTGGGAAGGATTAGCAGCATGACAAAGCAGTACACTGGTACCATTAAGATTTTAGACCATAAGCTCACACCAGCCTGTAAGATGGGTCAGTGTGACAGCGATTGCATTCTTACTGAGGCAGACTGCACCATTCATATGGTCGAACACAACCCAAAATCAGGTATGATAGACGCAATGATTGTTCGCTACGATGAGCCTCAGGGAGAGCTAACGGTCAATAATACCTTGAGGATACAGTTCTTCAATACAAAGAAGGAGTTAAATCCTGCGGTACACTTGACGCAGGTTAGCCAACCAAGTACGGATATGTGCAGGGTAACGGATTGGACGTGCGGGGAGGAGCCAAAGAGGCTATCAATCTACTCAGGAACCAAGACAATGCTAATGCAATGTAAAACAAATTACATGTTTTATGATAGGCTTTCCCCTAAGATAGATTGTGTTGAACTTGGGTATGAGATACTCTCAAATGGTCAGGTAATATCAGAACATACTAAGTTTATCGCTATAGAAAAGCGATGACAGCTCGGAAAGTACGAGTAGTTTAGTAACAATAGGAGTCAATCAAATGGAACCCACATTAGGTACAGTCCTTAACGAAGTTCAAGCCTTAGCGAAGCGCATGGATGACGTTATCAATAGTTGCAATGCTTATGTGAACAGTCGTATTCAAGAGCAAAAGGACAAAAGCCCTTTAGAGAATCTATACCTACTCACTCGTTTAGGCGAGACGTTACCTTTGTTGGTGGGTGCAAACCTACTCAGTAAAGAGAAAGCGGTTGAGCTGGTTGAGAAGGCTCTAACCACTCCTCAGGAAACAGTGTCAGGTGGTGATATGGTTTTGGAGGAAACCCCTCTTGGCTAATATCAACGCATCACGGGGTAAAGGCTTTGAAAAGCTGGTTTACAACTACATTGTAGACAATTTTCCAATGCTTAATCCTGAGTGGGTTGAGAAAGATAGATACTCGGAAGGTGTGGATTTAATCATCCATGCCTTTCCGAAGTATCTTATTGATTGCAAGTTTACTACAGGTCGATTTAAACCTTCTGTAAAAGTAGGACTTTACAAAGAGACTAAATTGAGGTATGGTACTCCTGCAATCGTAATCCTTGGTCAGAGATACTCAAAACGGGCCTTGGATATGAGAGATGTTACGGTATTATTCTGGGATAAGGGTCGCAGACTCTTGTGCGAGGTTAGTATGCGTGACTGGTTATGTTACTTAGTTCGTATAAAGGAGAAACGTAATGCCAGCCAAGAAGGCCCCCGCAAAAAAAGCAGGCGGTAAAAAAGCCCCTGTTCCAACCAAAGGTAAAAAACCTTCCAAACCCGCTGTGGAAGAGGAAGATTTGGATGATGATGAGCTGGAACACGGCTATGATGATGAAGATGAGGATGATGACCTCGAAGACGACGATGATGACGAAGATGAGGATGATGACGACGAAGACGATGACGAAGATGATGATGACGATGAAGACGACGATGAGGAAGACGAAGAGCCTGTGAAGGCTAAGAAATCGGCTCCTGCAAAGTCGGCGCCAGCAAAAAAACCTGCGGGTAAACAGGCTGCTGCCAAAGCTCCCGAGTCAACTGGTGCTATCGACTATAGCAAGCTAGCTAATTGTATCGTTGACGCCTTAGTTGCTCGTTTAAAGTAGTCCCATCATGCGTATAATCAAGGAGCTTCGCTCTACCCACCCCACAGTACAGTACGGTAATATCGACATCTTAAGTCGGTATGAGTATGACACTGAGACCGATGATTTATCTGAGGAGACCCTCGCATCTTACAAGGATGCTGATGGTATTATCCAAAAGCTAACTACTCGGGGATGGACGAAGCTCCACGATTATATTGAAGCTACTCAACAAAAGCGATTAGGAAGGATTGCACATGCCAGCACGCCCATTACGAACACAGCCACCAAAGGCAAAAAGAAAATCTCAGTCGCCAAAAAGCGAAGTTACACCTAAGAAAAAGCCCATTAAGAAAGCAAAGGCAGAGAAGCCTAAGGAGTGGGAGGATGAGGAAGTAACGGTACCTATGAAGCCCATACTTCCGCAGAGTCCCAATCAACCAGTCAATGACCCTGACATTGACGCTCCTGAGCCTCCCCCGATTCGTAATGAGTCAGGGGAGGATTCTTTGGTAGAGGCTAAACCTTATATTGCGATACCAACTTTTGAAGTCAGTGAACTACTAAATGACCCGAACTTATGGCAGGACGCAGGTAAGATACAACGCCTAGTAGTTAATATCTCTGTACTCGGCTACATTAGCAACGAGAGCATAGCTAACTCATTATTAAAGATTCACGATACTATGGAAGCTCTGGTTCAGGCGAATGTGCTGATTGCCCAAACACTTACCAGCGCAACTGAACTACTCAGTTTACGAGGTGTAGATTATGGTAAAAAAGACCACTAACATCGGAAGAGCTTGCCCCACCTGTGGGGAGACCGACCCTGATAACTTCTATAAAGACAGTGCTAGAGGGATTCAAACCTACTGCAAAGACTGCTCTCGGGAGCGTAAGCGTGAGTGGGCCTCTAAAAACCGTGATAGAGTCTCAGCCGCTAATAAGCGATATATGGAAGCCCTTAGAGCTGACCCAACACGCTGGACAAAATACGTTCGTGAGCGTGCTAAGAAGGCATACTTACTCCGATTAACAGACCAAGTAGTAACCGCTAACAGACGTGCTAGAAAGTACGGCGTTAAGGGCAAACTAACTACTAAGGAATGGCGAAGACTTGTATTAGATACTGAGGTATGCCCCGCCTGTAGACATCCTTGGCAGTTAGTGGGTAGGCCAATTTTAGACCACATTGTGAGCTTATCACGCCGTGGTAAAAACATTATTGAGAATATCCAACCGCTCTGTAAATATTGTCACGCCAATAAAATCGTCTCTGTTCATAGATTCCAAAAGAAGCGTCAAGATGAAAACACCAAAGCAGCATCAAAAAGAAGCAAGAAAGTGGCTAACTAAACGTCGCTTTGGTATTCTTGGGGATGATATGGGACTAGGGAAAACCTACTCAGCAATCATCACCCTTCGGAGATTGCTTAAACAAAAGCTAACTAAGCAAGTACTCATCATTGTACCTGCTAACCTGTTAGATAACTGGGTAGAAGAGTTTGAGGATGCCACTCGAATTAAGCCTTACGTCTACCACGGAGCTAGGCGTTCAATCAATAAGGCTCGGGAGTCGAAAGTAATTCTAACCAGTTATGGCATTATTTTAAACGATGCCCCTAAGTTTAACGTGGGTTTCAAGAAGCGGATGACTGTGATTCTTGATGAAGGGCATAAGATTAAGGGTCGAGATAAGGCCACTACAATGGCCGTTAAGAGCATCAAAAGTGACTTAAGGTATATTCTCACAGGGACACCTATTCAAGATAACCCTAGCGACCTATGGAGCCTCTTACATTTTCTCAACCCTGAGGTGTCTGGCACAGCACAGGAATGGGACACCCGTTATGTAAAGTTCATAATGACTGTAATCAGAACACGCTACAAGGGTGAGATAATGATACCTAAGGCGGCAGGGGTAAAGCCCGGTGCTATCGGGGAGTTGAATCGACTACTCGCAAGGCATATGCTACGCCGTACCAAAGATGAGTGTGTAGATATTCCACCCAAGACGGTTTATTATGAAGCTTACCCTTTAGACCATAAGACAAAAGACCTCTATAGCCTTGTCTGTAGTGAGTATATGGGTTATGCCAGTATAAGCCGTGTTCTAACAAGGTTGGCACAATGCTTATCAGGGTTGGTTAAATCGGGAATTGATGATGAGGAGGAAGGCACTACAGTTACCGCCAGCTTCTATAAATCAGCCAAGCAAAAGTACTTAGAGGAGAAGTTAGAGGGTCTAAGTGGTAGGGTGATTGTTTGGTTTCGTTATGCTGAAACAATGTGGCATATTGCTAAAACAATTAAGCAAGATGTTTATGCTTTTGATGGTCAAACACGAAACCAGACACAAATTATTAGGGCTTGGAAGGAATCTAAAAACGGTGTCCTATTCGCTACTATTCGTGCAGGTGGAACCGGATTAAACTTGACTGAGGCAAACTACTCTATATTCTATGAAATGGATTTTGTACCAGCGCACAATGAGCAGGCAGAAGATAGAATCTATCGCATCGGACAGAAGAATAAAACTACTATCTACTACCTGTATGCAAAGGACACGGTAGAAGAAGCTATTGTCAACCTTGTTCGGGCGAAGAGTAAGTTAAATAAAGCCATTGTACAAGGCGGAGCTAAGAAGAAAACCCTTGAGTACCTTTACAATAAAACCTTTAGTTTATTCGGGCATGACAACCCTGAAGTAAGACAGGCTCAGTTTAAGCGTTACTTGCGTTTGGAGGATTAATAATGACTGATAGTATTTCACTATTACCCAATCACATTAAGACTGGGGAGAGTATGATAAACCTCTCTCTTACCATACCCCAAATATTTTGGGTATGGGAGAACTGCATACTGCGGTGTGTAGGGTGTGGCCACATGATTAAAGCTGCGTGCGGTCACACTGGTTTGGTAATTTGTAAACACGTTGGGGATGGGACTAGGAGTGATGCTAAACTGAATGCTCATGAGCCTTATCCTTATGCAGTCTTAAAGAAGGGGGAGATGTGTTTACATCCGCAGTATATTCAAGACCCCCGAATAGAAGTGTATGACCTCTCCGGGGGTCGGTTGAATATAATACCTACAACAGATGACATTATAAAGACAAGGCCAGCGTACAAACCATGACTAATGCTTCTTTAACATCCAAACAATATCGCTACATACTAGGTACAGTACGAGTAGTAGTTGTATGTTGGCACATTCTTGAACTGATAACATGGTGTTTAACCCTCCTGTGGAGCGTATATTTTATTAAGTACCTTGGAGAAAGTACCAACCTTACCTTCTTTGGCCTGCGCGATGTCAGTCAATACAAGGTACTCGATAGCCTCTGCCAAGAGAAGCGTGCGTTTAGGTTTACCTGCAATGGTGGTATTTTCACCATACACTAAGCCTAATTTTTTACACTTTTTATCCAAGTATTTTTCAACCTTTTCCGCTAAAAATACTTGGTTGCGTAAGCGCAGTTTCTTTTTCTTGGAGGTATCCTCCAAAGTTTTAAGAACTTCCTTAATAGGCTTATCTTTAGTAGGTTGCTTAGCTTTCTTTTTAGCTTTCTTGAGTTCTTTTGCCATTGTGAACCACCTTTCTGAGTATGTATTCTAAACAGGGACGAACGAGTAAATATAACCAAAGTATTATCACAGACTGGGTTACAGCACCATGAAATACCTGATTGAGTAGAATGATTAGTGTAAAACCAATAACGAATACTGTCAATTAAAACCCTCCCACACCAAGCTCTACTTCGGGAGGTTGAAGACAGGTTGTATTAGTTCCATTTGCTATCAATAGACCTAGCATTAGACCTACTGCAAAACAAAGTATTATAGTGAGTATGTAATCTAAGAATCTCATGAATCTAGTACCTCCTCCATGGTCAATGCTGGTGTTTTAATGTATTTCTTCGGAATGTGAAGGTGAGGAGGCGCACTAGGATATTGGAGAGCCTTCAGCCATACATCAGCAGCTTTGAGCTTCCTAGCTGCAATAGTAGTCTCATGGATATGGTACATCTTGCTGATTCCACGCCTACTATAAGTGGTGTTCATCATTAGCCAAGCAATCTCACATCTTTTTGTAAAGGTGAGTAGCTTAGGAGTAATTCGAGTACTATTTATGTTAGTATTTTTATCAGCCTTCGGGGGTAGTGTAGAACCCATCAACTCACTAAGCATCTCCTGAAGACACTCAATTATAAGTGGCTTCAAACTAGGTTTGAGTAGATTTAGCAAGTCGTGACCTGCCAGTGTTGGTGTTTTCATAGTGCTATCTCCTATCAACTATATTAAACGGTGTGAATGTATCGGCTCAGAGATTGAATCGAGAGGGTCGGGAACTAACTCTTCTATAACCTTTGTGAGAAGCTGAATGTACTCAAGAGTAACCTGTATGAACAGCCTGTCCTTATCGTCGCAGTCTTCGTATAGAACATAGGTTCGGCCGTATAGATTAAGAGGTTCCACCTCAGAGGGGTTCGTAAATGCTTTCGAGCAAGGCCATTCAAATGCATCAGCAAACTGTTTGAATGTTACTCCATGAGGTGCAAGGGCTTTTTTATAGTACTTTTCGGTATCAAAATAAAACCTCAAATCCATATCAAGATGGGGTTTAATATCATCTTTAAAGTTCATTAGGAACCTCCTTAGGGGGTTGGGGTAAGGGGGCTATAGGTCTTGCATGGGTAGGTTTTTTACCACAGCGTTCCCACACGCCTGTATGTTCATTCCAGTATTGCCAAACCCCTAACCAATATCGGGCAGGTGAATAAGTGCGTGTTGTTTCAAGATTTAACATTTGATAATGACTGCCATCTTGATGCTGGTGCCCAATCGGCTGCCACGCTAGCTGCTGTTTCAGCCGCTCGTTTTCGGCTTCCAACTCCTCACATTTTGTGAGAAGTTCCGCATTTTGCTGGGCGGCGTAGGTTTCAATGTTGTCAGCAAGGGGGTATCCCTCGGTTGAGTAAGGGCCTTCAAAGTTTAACGCTTCCGTTAATTCTTTAACTATTCTTTCCGCCGTAAGCGGTGGGGTGGGGTTAGTCATGTCCTAATGTTTCCTTCCTATGGTTAGGTAAACTGTATTGTAAAGAGAAGGGGAGGTTGCCCTCCCCATAGAACATAGGGGCTAAGTTAAAGAAACACCTAGTTGGGATGCAATGTAATCAATCTCACTGCGGTCTATGGTATGACAACCTGCCTTGATACCCTCGGGGGTGCTGTGAGTGATTGTGTACCCCTGTAACTGATGTCCAATCAGAGAACCACGCTTATATGCCAGCAACGCAGTAATAGCCTCTTGGGTTGACAGGCGGATACCTTTGCTAGTCTCCACAATTACACCATCGGGAGAGTGAACACGCCGTAAGTAGGTTTTACCTGTACTCATCATAAGCTCCTGAATGGACATACCATTAGGGATTGTTTGCCCATCACGCCATAAAGGCAAAGCTATGGTGAGTAGTCGCTCACGTTTGACACGCCCTCTCTCCTCCTGTATGGCTAACTGTTTAGCTATCTCCTCATCAACAGTAGATTCCCATTCAGCCCATTCAGGAGGTTCAACCCGAGCATCGGATAAGGCATTGAGTAGTTCCTCATTATCTTCAACTACCTCGCTATAGAACCCCGCATAGAAATGGCCAACCGCCATAGACAACCTACGGAAAGTCTCAATATCCCAACGCTTACGGTGTATACCACGGCGTTTTGTAGCTTGGTCTTTCAGGTCATTCAATCGGCCAACCCACCACTTTAAGTTAGCATCATTCAGGGGGTTGAGTACATCTGCCATCTCAATATGGTGAAGATGTGAGGTAGCTTTCCATGCGTAACCCTTATGCTTTGATGTTGTCACTGAGTATTGTCGAGGGTTGTTAATAACCCAAGACCCAAAGAGTTTAGCTAGGGGGAAGTGTTCACCGTAACTGAACAACACAGTATCTCGGAAGAATAAAGAATTACCACTGTTTCTACCGTAGCTTGTGAGTTGATGCGCCCAAGCATGGCACAATTCATTATTGTTAGCATATACCGTTTTCATACCAATCGCTCCTATGTTCTATTGTAACTACTTTAACTTACGTCTTAATTGTGGAGTAGTTGTTGGATTGTAGTCATTCCAATCCTTAACATACTCATCAAAGTATCTCTTAGCCTCATCCATTGTACACACTGGATAGGTCTCTGTATAGTACCACTCATTACACACCTCACCATGATACCGCTCATTAGTAAAGTATACACCTACTAGAGAGGGTGATTCACGCCAGCATATTAATGGTTGTTTAGTACTACGTTCAATGCGTACCACAAGGTTTACTTTGTCCTTGATGTCTCCCAAGTCTTCGTCATCGAGATAATAAACCATTGTTCTAGTGTCCTTTCTATATAAGGTCTTTATGCAGTTATTTTTAGGGCTTCGTTTCTAGCATCCGCCAGTTTCTCAAAGCGTTCGTATCTGCCTGTTCTATACGCAACGGCATAATGCTTGCAATGCCAATCACTAGGACAATGGGGATTTGCTTTGGCTTGTTCCTTTTCAAACTTAAAAATAGAGGCAACATAAACGCCATTGTAGTACACGTTTAATTGCCCGTTTTCTTTGGATATTCCGTGTTTCATTGTTCTACTTCCCTTCTAGTACTTTTTAATCTGTTTACGGATAATCTTGGCAAACTCCGCCCATAATAGGCGTTTACCTCCGTCAACCGATTGATCCTTAGAGTACTCAACACACGTTTTAAGTTGTGCTTTGCACTCCTCCAATGTGGCGGAATCAATAGCCTTTATAAGCGCATTCATTGAATAGAAATCAAAACCTGCCATAGCTAGTCCTCTCTAGTATGTGTCCTAATGTAACTATCCCCATGTTAGGAGAACCATTTAACTATATACTAATCTACTCCATATTCATAGACGTAAACCAGCTTGCCTGATATACGGGTGTACACCTTAATATCATAGCCGAGTCGTAAAATATTTTTGAGTACATCTTGGGTGAGAGTCTTTGCCCGAGCGATATCGGCAAAGAAAACAGCATCATCCCCAATGGGGTAGAATACTTCCTTGCCATACTGCTGTTTGGATTCAATCATAATCTCTTTATCAGTCATACTGTACCTTTCTAATCAATGCAACCATCTATTGTAAACATAAACTCATTAGCCTTGAGAGTATCTATTACAGCTTCATCATCCTGCAAGTACTCATAATCTTTACGGAGGTGTAAAAACAATTCACTATTGAACGTAACACAATCCTCCTTCATAAGCTCCTCAAGAGAATTAAGAACAGACTCAATCCGCTCATACCTACCTGAATGGTCATCCAGTTCTATTCCTATATAGGAATAGTGTGTATAGTTACGGTAGGAATGGTTCTCGTTTCCACCAAAGGATGATAGCCAATCGGTTATTTTTAATAAGTGGCGTAGCTTAGGCAATCGGTGGAGATAGTAGTTAAGAACATCTTTGATACTGGTAACATCAAGCTTCCCCGATGCTCCATCACCTTGGCCATAACTAATACAATACCCTATCTTGAGTAGCTCATAACAACTCGGGAGGGTGAGAACATCACGGGCAAAGTCAGTATCAATCCATTGCTCTGGTTCCCATGTGTCTAAATTAATATCACGGTACTTCTCTAATGCCTTGGCTTTACCCTCTTCGGGTAGGTCATCCCAAGAGTACACAGTATAGGTACGTTCTTCAATGGTCATAGCTAGTAGCCCTCCATGATATGTTTAATCTTATGGATAATAGAGTAACCGAGTATGTTGTTTAACTTCTCGGTTTGCTCACGCAATTCAGAGTATGCCTTGCGTGCTTGAGTAGGTGTACACTCAAAGGCTTTCATATAGTCCAGAGAATCTAGGATACCCTCAGACTCTAAGTAATCATAGTCTAAAGCTATGCAAGACAGGAAACTAAGGAACCTATCAGCTTGGTATCCGGTTGGGTTGATAGGAACCTCACTAGCTTTACACTTAACAGGCCCGAAGAATTTGAACACCTCAGATTTAGTACCACGTTTAACCGTAACACTATTATGGAACCGCATTAGTTTTGATTGCCCAAACCTGATAGGTTCATTACGTCTATACGTTGATAAGTCTACCTTCTTTGTGACAGTGAAGGAGAGAATAACCTCAGCAGGTTGGGAAGAGGAGAACTCCATCTTATCGTGGAATATCCCAATAGCTTTCATTGCTTCAATGCGTTGCTCAGGGGTGGCATCACAATAATCTGTGAGTACCTCGGGAAGAATAGTATCAGTCATTATAGGTTAGCCTCCGTAAGGTCATACAAAGGAACAACATTAGGCTTGATAAACTTATACACTTTGATAGGGAATCCCATACCTAGTAGTATTCTCAGCATGTGTGTAGTCAGTGTCTTTGTGCCTGCTATCTTCGCTATATCTAGGGCTAGGTTATTAAGTGGGTAGTAGGTATCGTTCCCATAGATAGAGCGTACCTCAATTTGTATCTCTGAAAACATAGTAGCTCCTTAATCTAAATGCAGCAGTGCTGGTAATACAACACAGCAGAAACACATAAACATACTGGCAAGGATAGGGTGGCTCTCAAAGAATCTAATCATAGGTAAGCCCCCATAATTCCATAGCTAGTTGTTCCATATTTGCAGCATACTCGATTGCTTTTTTCTGGTTAAACTTACCTTCCCTGAGTACCTTGCGCCCAAGGTCATCATTACCAAAGAGTGTCGTTTGTTTACAGATGTATCCTCTGTCTGATTTAACCAGTCTTACCTTTTGCGCACCAATAGAGTATTTCCCCCGTGAGTGGCTAAGAGATACCTCAGTGTGTTCATAGGGATGGTCAACTAGCATCTCCTCGGGAGGAATAGACAGAGGGTAATATATAGATTTAATAGTACGGAATGGGCTGTTACTCATAGTGTTTCTCCTTTGAAAGTAGACTTATATACCTCAGGCTTTTGTTGGATGAGGGTAGACAGTGTATCTCTCAAGAATTGCATTTGTTTAATGTTCATATAGAGTCTAGTCTCTCCCTCGTTTGGTGCTGTGTTCTGCACGATGTCACCAGATATATGGATACCAAAGGAGAATTGTTCTGACTCTGTTGCAAAGGTCTGGCCTGCATCAATCTTAAACATAGTATGTTGCCTTTCGTACTCGATAGAATGCACCACATGTACACTCTAGCGAGTACCCCGCCTAGTATAGAACGTACTAAGCAAGGCACTCAGGAAACTTGTTTGCCTCAGTCAAGTTTAAACTGTGATGATGCCGTTCATCCTCCCAACCGCTATGTTTGTCCCTTGTTATAGCAGTGGCTCATCACACTTATTCTATTTCTCGTCATCGGGGTGTCTCATAACCACCCTTGCCCTTCCATTACTAGAAGGGGACTACAAATCACAAAGACGACCTGTTCACAGGCCCTAATCGTGCTTTAATAGACTCCACTGTCAGCGCATTGGTTCAGCCTTCCATTTGCGGTTAGCTCCCATCGGTAGGCTAGTTGGGAACCGTAAGCAGCAACAAGCAGCAGGTGTAAGACCACCTCATACTTCTACCGAACCTAATCATAGCCGAGTTAATGGCTAAGGCAGAGTGACCTGCTAAGGGATTATTACCGGATGAGTACTTATTGCGTTTGTCCAATCGTTTCATTACCACTTAGCTTATACCGTTTTTAGTAGTTTGTCAAGTGGTTTGTGCGTCTCATTCACTTGGGCCTATGCTCCCACGCCGTGGCGTTTAACCGAGTCAGTAGGGTTTGTGTCTGATTCACTCACTTAGCTTATACCGTTTTTAGTAGTTTGTCAAGTGGTGTTCATCGTGTGAGTAGTTCACCTTATACGCTCCCACGCCGTGGCGTTTAACCGAGTCGTTATAGGGTGCCTTACCTGCACAATTCACACTATAGGGCAAACTACTCAGGAGCGCAACCCCCCTCATGGATGATATGCCCAAAACCCTCTCCACGCTTGAAAAACCCACAGTTTACAATACGTAACTACTCAATAACTAAACCGCTATAACTACTCAAAACAATAATTCCACCATCTAACCTACTGCAAAACCCTCTCGGGGCGTGGATAAAAGCTACTCATTATCAGAACTAATCACAGTACCAACCATAAAGAGACAGAGCCTATACGTTAAACCTACTCACAATACGCCTCGGGGTGGCGTGAGAACCCTTATAGCCTTACAAACTAATATAATAACTAATGAGACTATGCGTTAAGCTATGCCTTATGTTTATGATGCCTCTCCTCTTTCATGGTAGTTATTGAGTAGCTTGCTTATACCGTATTGAGTACGTCTAAAACTACTATAGAACGTGAAACTACTCATCATAACGAGTCGCAAAGCCAGTCATAGTCATGCTCTTGAAGGGGGGAGGCCCCACGGCCCGTCGGAATCATGATGTAATCCAACACGGTAAATTGGAAGGTGTCGATAAAACGGAAAAGCATAAGGGAAACCATAAAATACGATGGTTTGTGCAAAAAATGACGTATTTTTGAAACCTGTAAAAACGGGTATCTACTCAATATAACGAGAAATCAAGGAAAAAAGCACCTCGGTTTTTTGAAAATAGGGTCATTTTTGGTGGGTCGTATAATCAGGTATAGCTTGAAAGTAGCAAAAAAGAGGTGCGGTTTTGACCCCCTAATCTTAAAACGGAAATTAACCTTCGGAAACTTAGCGATTGAGTAGTTTTTATGAGTAGTTCTGATAGGTAAATAGTAGTTTTTATGAGTAGTTCTTACAAATGTAGCTAAGATGCCCATAACAAATATTGAGTACTTTAAACTACTATAGAAACTTACTCAAAAATACGATTATTTTCTATAGTAGTTTCTAAAATGGTACAATAAATGTCAGATTTATGTTTTGAGTGTGAGGTGACTGCTGAGTAGCTTTTATGAGTAGTTTGTATAGAGGTAGTAGATTCGGTTTTGTGTTGAAAATAGTATCACTAGAGGGTATTTACAAAAGGTTGAATACTCATTATGATGCCCTAGTCCCTGTAATGGAGGTAAAGTACCCATGAATATTACTCTTATTGGTTATCAAAACGGCATTACTGTTAAGGATTTTAATCGGGTTGAGTCGGATAAGCGCACTATAGTGCTGGTGCATTGCTCTGCTGGGCGTGTCTGGGCCTTGCGTAGCTTGGCAAAAGAGAACCTGCCGCAGATGAAGGACTTTACTGCCGTGTTTTCCGAGGGCGATTTCAGTCAAATAGCGGATTGGTGCTACGGTATCGAGCCTGTGGTCGAAACTACTGAGGAGACCAACCAATGACGCATGAGGAAATGGTGACAGGCATCTTAGACCTGTTAGAGTTTTACTTTTTTGAGCATTGTAATAAGCCCACAGACTGGGTAGAAATCCATAAGAGGCTTGAGGTACTCAGGAAAGGTAATAAGAGTAATGTAGGCTTTACGCCGGAGGTAAAGGAATGCCATTAACACAGGGGCAGTCACAAAAAGCCAATCATAAGATGTTCTCTCTAATGCAGCAGTACAATTTTGACCGTACTATTGTTATTAGGAAGTTCCGAAAGTGGATTAAAAAGAAGGGCTATGACCTTACGATATGGGGCTGTTACAAGCGATACGACTCAGTACTCAAGAAGGTTGAGACTTTCCCAGAGTTTCACCAGAATGTGCAGCAGTTTTATCGAAACTTGGGTAGAGTCGCCCAAATGGTGACGAATGACGCCCTTAATAATGGTGACATTCAAGACTTCCTGCTGGTGGCAAAGCTCCAAATGGAAGCCCTTGCGCTCAAGAGTGAGAGTCATAACGTCGTATTTAACCAGTTTAATGACCATAAGGTGGAGACCCAAGTTAATGTCAACCCAGAAGAACTCATTGGGCGAATATCAGCCGGACTTGAACGATTTGGTGGCCTTATCCAACACGCTGGCAGAATTGGAGCGACTGGCGGAGACCAACCCGTCATCACTGTTTCTGCCACACCCAAAACAGAAACTCATCCTTGAGGCAACTACTAAGGAAGTCTGGGCACTAGGTGGCAACCGTAGTGGTAAAACCGAGGGAATGGTTGCCTCCATGGCTAAACAACTCACGGGGCAACTGCCAAGCAGACCCCTTGCTCCTCGGCGTGGCGGATGGCACATTTATGTTTGTAGTCAGACCAAAGCAAAGCAGAGAGAGGTGATTCAAGAGAAAATACTCAAATACCTACCACTTACCTACATTCGCTCGGATAAGCGCGGCAGACCTGTTATTTACCAGAGCAAAGGCGTGTGGGACTATATTGAGTTGGTTGACCCACAATTAGACGACCCTATGCTGATTCGTAAGCCTAAGCTCAGTTTACATGGCTGTAAAATGTTCTTTAAATCCTATGAAGAAGGCGTTATGGGCTTTGAGGGAGCCTCTGTAGATGCTGCTTATACTGACGAAGAGCCTCCAAAACCAATCTATGAGGCTATTAAAGCTCGTCTACTCGATAGAAAAAGGTGTGGTAATGGATGGTTTGCAAATGCTATGACACCTGACCCAGACTCAGGGCTGACTTGGACTTATGATGAAATTGTGGAACGTGATGGAGAAGACCCAGACCGCACACTTATCTATATGAGTACTTATGATAACGTGGCTAACATTGGCCAAGAAGAAATTGAATCCCTTGAACGTCAGTTCGGTGCAACTACTTCAAAAGCTCGTATCTATGGTCTACATATCAGCCGTGAAGGTTTGGTGCTGGATAAGTTTCGCCCACAACGCTTCCCCAATGGGAACATTATCGAAGACTTTAAACCGGATTGGCGATTCTTCACACCCTATGAGGCAACCGACTGGGGCTACAAACACCCGTGGCACTGGGGTTTTTATGCGGTTAGTAAAGATGGTGAGTACATTAAATATGCCGAACTACACCTCGCACTGCAAACCGTTCCTGAAATGAAAGCCCATGTACGCCGAATGCGTGAGCGTTTTGGGTATAAACAACCCATGCAAACCGTTGGCGACCCTAGTATGTTGCGCCGTGAAAGCAGTGGATACAGTATCTTAGACCAACTCGCACAAGGCACTGACACTGAATCAGATGGTACTGACCGCAGTGAGTACGACCGTGGCCGTAACGTGTGGTCTGGGCCAGAGGGAACTCAGGTAGAGAATCGCGCCGATGCAAGGTACATCTGGTACCCTGTCATTGTTACCCCTGCTAATAATGACCGAGATGAAGGTTGGAGGCTACTCAACGAGCGCATGAACTTCGAGCCGGGGAAAACACGCCCTAGCTGGTATTACACTGAGTCATGCTTCATGAGTATTAAGGAGGCTAAGAATCTACAGTACCCACCGGATAAAGTTGAGAACAGGGTTAATAAACAAAAAGAGATTAGCCGTAAACGCAATGACGATGCCCCTGATTGCGACCGTTATGCGAGTAATGCAAACTGGGTCTTTGTTCCTGACTATGACCCAACAGAGGACTGGCTAGCTACTGAAAGTGTGGTAGAATCTGACCAGCTCCCTAATCGTCGCAGAAAGTTACAAGAGGACATCGACAATGATTCCATTACAGGCTGGTAGTACTCACGAAGGCGCACAACGCACTGCCAACTTAACTAAGGAAGACTTCAGGAATTACGAGCAAACTCGGTTAAACATGCTCCTAGACTTGTTTAGTTGGGCGGAGAATGCGCGTAAGGGAGTAGAAGCTAAGTGGCAGCAAGCTTATGAGTTCTACTATGGAGTAGATAGAGAGTACAAAAACAAGCAGGCACACCAATCCAAGATTGTATTGCCGACTACTTTTGAGATTGTGGAGACCAAAACCCCACAGATTATGATGAGTATGTTTACTCAACAGCCAATCTACTCAGTAAACGAGGTAGGCGCAGATGACCCTTGGAAAGCCAAGATAGCAGAGGCTTTGCTCACTTGGCAAATGCGGCAAACTAAAAATGTCATCCTCAACCACACCTTATGGTTAAAAGACTCCTTCTTATATGGTGGGGCTATAGCCAAGACAGGCTGGGAATATACAACCGAAGTGGTACCTCGGACTGTTCAAGGCCCCACTGTTATTGACTTTATGACACGTCAAATAATGGAAGACCATTATGTAATCAATGAGAGAGTGGTTACACAAGATGGCCCTGTGATGACAAACTGCGATAATGGCGAGATTTACCCAGACCCATCTGCCAGTGATATTGAGGACTGTAAGTTTGTTATCCATCGAATGATGGTGCCTTTAATCACGTTGCAAGCTGGTGCTGCACAAGGCCTTTATCGCAATGTAGATAAAATCCGCTCAGGGCAGGGTATAACCACGTTCCTTAACGATTTTGCACAACGCCGCTATTCTACTCATAACTTTACCGACCCAATCCAGCATCACCCCCATCTCTATGATTATGTAGAAGTATTAGAATGCTGGTGGGTAGACCCTACTGACCCAGACCTTAAGAAATATAAAACTACTATTGCAAATCGTGAGTGCGTTATTCAAGATGTACCACTATCCAAACTCTATTGGCACAACCGATTTCCGTTTGTCCTACTCAAAAACATACCAATGACCAAGGAGTTCTGGGGACTCTCGGAAATCGACGTGACCATCCCACTACAAAAAGAGATGAACTCTTTACGAAATCAGCGCATGGATAACCTCAACGCTATCCTTAAAGCGTACTGGCTAGTGGAGCGTAGCACTGGCATTAACCAAGAGAAGATGAAGCGATTAGCCCCCGGAGACATTGTATTCACCAATAACATCTCGGGTGTGAAGATTGAACGCCCACCTAGTATAGATGGTCTCACCTTTAATAGTGAGGCATCTACTCGGTCGGATATTCAGCGTGCTGCCAATATGAACGATATGATTACTGGCACGCCAACCCGTTCCCAAGTGCGGAATGCCACCACGGCATCCCTGCTTAATGAGGGCGCGAAGACACGCTGGGGATTAACCGTTCTACTCTATACTGAGCAGGCTCAGCGCATAGGGCAGGATTTTATTGCATTAAATCAACAATTTTTACGCAAGCCTCAGGTTATTGAAATTATGGGCGAAGATGGTATGGTATACCAAGAGTCAGTCGATGCGTCGAAACTGCCTCGAAACCCTGATATTTTCTGTACCCTCGGCTTTGAGCTGATGAGTAACAAAGAGCTACGCAAGCAGCAGTTGATACAAGTAGACCCACTTGTTGTCAATACGCCCGGTGCGAATGTCACCTTATGGCGTAAAGACCTACTCAAAGACTATGGCTTCCGTAATCCTGAGCGTTACTTTGAAGGTTCCTTTGTTGCCCCTCCTGAGACATTCTTAGGCGGCGAAAGTACTCAATCCAGCTATCTTGACCAGTTACAGAGTCTTATCAACCCTGCACAACCCAATCAGATGACCTATAACAACGTCGGAGAAGCATATGAGCAACTGGGAAGCGGAAATAGCTAAGTTTGTTGAGAACCACCCTGATAAACCAGACTTATTCCCTGATGAAATAAGTCATGTGCAAGCACAGCTCGACCTTGCCCGTAAATATGAGAAGTTTACTCAAACTGTTGTGTTTGCCGATATGTGCATATTTATTGAGCAGTTACGCATGGGAGCCTATGGCTCCCTGCTTTGTGAGGAGAAGGCGCGTCTGGCAACCAACCCTGAGAACTTCAAGTCGGACGCGTATTATAAAGGCGTACTGAGTACATTATCCGCATTAAGACAGCATATAGAGGAGAAAGCGAATGCCGTAACAGAGTTGGAAAATGAATTTAGAGAATTGGATAACCCAGAGTAGTTGACAAATACACATAAGGAGATACTATATGTCATTAGAGCAACAACCCACAGACAGCACTCAGGAAAGTTGGGATTACAATCCCCAACAAAATCCCGAACAAGCTAACGAAGGGACTGCTGACCAACTGCCAAACCAAAGTATTGAGTCGGGTATCGACCCTGCTTCGCAGTTAGCTCAACAGCAATCCCAAGAGCAGTTCGTACCTGAATCCCAATATAGAAGTTTGCAAGCTGGTTACACCCAGAGCCGTCAAGAACTGGCGGAGCTACAACGGCGAAACCAAATGCTTACAGACACATTGTTGTCGCGGCAAACTACTCAACAGCAGCCACTACAACAGCAACAGTCTCAAAGTATCTGGGATTTGCCCGAGGAAGACCTCTCAGGTCGGCTCCAAAAGAACTTCAAAGGCACCCTACGCGAGTTAATTACGGCTGAGGCGGAAGCCCTTGCTGATAAAAAACTCTCGGGAGTCAGAGAAGACTTGGTAGCTACTCAGGCCATACTAAACGAGCAACGGTTGAATGCGACGATGAATAATCTGGGAAGCCGTTATGGCAATGTACCAGATTATCAGAATCTACTCTCCAAAGCTGTGGATTATGTGACTGGGGCTGGGATAAACGAGGCTCGCAGAGACCCCGCAGGAGCTTTAGAACGGCAGTTCAAGTATGAGTTATACTCCGCCGCTGAACAAAACCCCGCGATATTAGCTGCTATACGGAACGATGCACAAGCCCGAAACACCCAACTCGAAGCTGACAAACGGATGGCCGCTCCAATGACAACCCGTAGTAATGTCTCACAACCCGCTCATCAGCCGTTGGTGCAACCAAATGGTGTCACCAACAACGCCCAAATTGCACGTCAGATTTCTACTTATGGGAACGATGACTTTTGGCAAGGCGGTCGTCAGTTTAACGCTTCGTTTAGTGAGTACTAAACCGTTTCGTAATAAGGAGGAATCCAAGTGGTTCAATCTTTTTTTCAAGGGCCAGCAACCCTTACTAACATCAACCAAGACCAGCGCGTTATTGATATGCAGGGTGAAATCCCCTACAAGGCCCCGCGTATCACTCCGTTCCTGTTCTGTGGTATGAAACCTACTATGGCCTATGGTAATAACGAGCAAGGTGCCCGTAGCATTACTTTCAAGGTTCGTACTGTTCATAACACCACCTTTAAGTGGCTAGAGAACGAACTGCGTGAGTTCACTACGCTTGCCAATGGTGCTTTTATCTCCACTGATGTTTGGATTACTGTTGATAACATCAACATTTTCCAAGTTGGTGACTTGGTAAAAGTGGTAGCTACTGATGAAGTGTTGCGTGTTGATGAAATCGACACCACTCTTTTGAAGTTCAAAGCTACTCGTTCTTGGGGGCCTACCGCTGCTGGTGCCATTGCTGACAATGGTACTTTACAGATTATCGGTAATGTATCCGCTGAGAACAGCCGTAGCCGCTCGGGCAACGATGTGATTCCTGTTACCAAGGAAAACTACATCCAAACCTCGGAAACTACTTTCGATGGCTCGGAGAAATCCCAACAAACCGATTTATACGGTATTAAGGATTATCGCGCCTATCGTCGTAGCACCAAGTACATTGAACACTTGTATAACATTGAGTCCTCCCTAATTTTTGGTGAGCCTAATGGTACTGGTGTTGAGTACAATGGCTCTTCGCAAGAGTTGTCTACTGGTGGCTTCTTGTACAATGCGACTGAAAACGTCTTTGACGTAGATGGTGCTTTGACAAAAGCTGATTTTGAAGACTGGCTCGGTGACGTGTTTGACCATGGTTCGGATGAAAAGTTCTTATTCTGTGGTAAGCGCGTGTCCAAGGCTATCTCCAAAATGGCTGGTGATAATTCGTCTGCACCTGTGTCCAGCGTGTTTGTACAGAATCTTGCCAAAGAGTTTGGTGTAAAGATTCGTACCTACCACTCTGACAATGGCGTTGTCCACGTTATCCGCCATGGGATGCTCAAAGGCGATGTTTATGGTGGCTATGGTCTAATGGTAGACCCCGCCCACATGAAAATCTGCCGACTGAAAAATGGCTCATGGTTCCAATTGCGTACTGACATTCAAGAAAACGACCGTAAAGGTTGGAAAGACCAGTATTTGACCGATTTTGGTTTCCAACTGGAATTGCCTTCCTATCATGGTGTCATCACAGGGGTTGAAGGTTAAAACCTTCCCCCTGTTACAAGTACTCAGTAATAAGGAGATTATCAAATGGCTAATACCGCAACCGCTTTACCTGACCTACCAATAGCCTGTCTCGGTCGGGGACAAGTACAACGCGTTGTTGCTGCGATTGATAACACAGGTGCAGACCTGACTATCATTGCTGCTGATGCAAATAAAATGACTGCTCTTGTAGGCGGAAGCTCCTCAAAGACTTCTGCTGCCACCACTTTAATCTTTAAGGCTGGGGGTGTAGAAGTAGGTCGTTTAACCATTGCTAATGGTGCTACGATGAATGAGGCGATTAAAGACGCTATTTTGAACGCTATCGCTGGTGCTAAAAATCAAGCGATTACTGTTCAGTCTGACGTTGCTGTCACCTTGTATCTAGCCTATGTGCAAGGCTCTACGTTACATGTGACTGCCCAAGTCTAGGAGGATAATATGTTAAACCCTGTAAAATATGTATCCAAAGGTTATCGCAACTTAAAACTGTTGTATAAACCTACTCGGGAACAACTTGTAACCGATGGTGTTTCTGGTACTCAAACTCGTTGGGTTCAGCCTGCTGAGTATGTTCAGTTTGAGAATTATGAGTACTCAACTGATAATACTGAGATTATTGCCTTTTTAGATGGTCATAAATCTCGTACAGGGGTTACTCGTACTGGTAAAGCCGCAAAGATTCTATTCGAGCGTGCTATGGCAGTAAATGAGGCTCAAGAGGAGTTTCTAGCTCTCGTGAATGAGCATGGGTATGAAAACGTACTCAAGATGGTTCGCAAAGGTGCTAAGAAACCTACTCAGGAAGTTGAGGAACTAACACCTGAACAACTGTTAGAAAAGGCCAACAAAGCCTTTAAGAAAGCTACTCGTCGCTTAAAAGAGGCTGAGGCGTCTGGGGATGCGGAGGAACTCCGCAAAGCCAAACGCGCCCTCAAAAAAGCTGAGGCTGCTTCCTTAGAAGCCCAAGAGGCCATCATTCCGTCTCAAAAAACCGCAGGAGGTTAGGTAAATGGCTTTAATCGCAACTGTTCCACTACTCAAAACCAGACTAAGTGATACCTCTGGCCAGTTTAGCGACGAGAAGATGATTGACCTCATCGACTTTATGCTAGCTGGTGTACGCCGTCACTGTCGTACCTTGGTAGACTTAACTGTCGCCGCCAACACCACCTTAGTGACTCTCCCTGAGGGATACGACTTTTACTTGAACGATGTCGTACTTGAGGGGCACACAGCCATTTCTGGTGGTACTGGCAGTATCCTTACTGTTGGTAAATCTGGTGCTATGAATTTCGTCAATGAAACATCTGGCCACACATTTACCTCTGCTACACCTGCCACATTAATTGCCGCTAATGACCGTCGTAGTATGGCTGCTCTTTACCCGATGTCCAACATGAACGGTTACACCGTTGAGAAGGTCGCTGGTGGAACTGCCTTAATAGCTACCGTAGCTGCTTCTACTGCTGTTGTAACTGCTGGTAAGGTCTGGGTAGAAGTATTCGGTCACTTAGTACCTCAAGGATAATAGACTATGCCAACCCTTGCAGCGTTGGCGGCTCGTGTGAAGGCCGAGGGGAAAGATTCTCTCGGCCAACACTCGACCACCATAAACAACTTCATTGCGGATGTGGTCAGAGAAATCTGCACCACATTTAAGTTTGACTGGCTAACTACGGATACAACCGTAACTACTACGGGGACGTGGGTGAACCTCAATGCGTCTGTTAGAGCTATTCTCGGGGCAGACATTGATGGTAAGAAAGTCCTCCCAATCCGTGACCAAGATTACTTCTTCCGCAAGAAATCCATTACAGACAGTAAGAGAGCCTACTATCGCCTTAAATACGATAAGGATGCAGGACTACTCAAGATTAACTTTATCAATGTTGACTCTGGGGTGGTGGTAAATCTACTCACTAGAAATGTTTACTCAGACCCAACTTATCTCCCTGCTGAGTTGGAAGAGATGATTGTAGAAGGTGCATTGTACAAGTATCATCGTTTTCTTGAGGGGGATGATGGTCAGACAGCTACTCAATATAAGGCTCGCTATGCCGAGACAGTTCAACAGTACTACAGTTTCCTAGCGAACCAAGTGGTAGATGGGGAAGACTCTCGGGTGATGACAAACGCAGAAATAGAGATGGAACGCTCAGACTACTACGAGGATAATGAATAATGGCTAGGCCCCGTCAAAATGCAGTAGAGGATATGCAGGCACGAGA